ACGGAGATCTTTTGTACTCCCCCCTCAAAAAGGTTTTAAACCAATTTTTGGCCAGAATTTTTTTTTCGACTTTTTTGTAATTAAAAAGTCATTTTGATTTTATTATAGCACAAATGAGGAGAAAATCAATGCTATTCTTCTGTGTAAATTATGTCACCACGCAACTCAGCAAGTTTTGCGATTGCAATTGACTCAATGCAAGTCCAATAAGTTTCTCCACTCACCATGTTCTCATCAGTAAAGTATTCCGCAATGTCTTCTTGCAGATATTGTAACTCTCTTAACTGATGTCTTTTGATTTGCATAATTTACTGGCAAGATGTTTTTATTTAGGTTTACCTTGTTCCAATATTGTATCGCTTTCGTATTCAACCGTCAACCTTTCAACATCCTTTCTCTCACCGTATATATGATAGAAACAATCAATGGTCGATAAATCAGTAATCAAATCAGTATTAGTTGAATCCTCTGCAATAACAATGAATTCATTACTAAACTCTTGAATTACAAGATTTTGATTCGATCCAACTGGTTGTAACTGAACAGTGATGCTATCCTCATGAACTAAATCTTTCCAGTAGTCAGGTAAATTAATTACATTAGACTCTTTTAATCTACCACGACAATAAACTCCTACCTCTGGCCCTTCAAGAGATGCGTAAGCAAGACGATGACCCTCCTTTGATGGATGCTTGATGTCAAATAATTTTGTAGTAGCAACGATTGAACCTGACCAAGTTGCATACCCAGCTTTCATCGTGCCACTGATTGTAAGATCTTTTGTAATTGTTTGACTTCCGTTTACATCTATGTCTCCTATGAAAGCACTATCACCTTTTACATATAGAGAAGGAAGATAAGTTTGTTTTGATTCTGAATTTGGTGGATAGATTGTAACTGTTGCTTTCTGACCTCCAAGTGCATCTCCAAAGATTGAAATACCAGGATTAGTTAAATATCCAGCCTTGTTATAAATTGCTGATATGTCATTTAGTTTTGAATAGTCTTTATATCCAATATGCAGAGCTATTGTTTGTAGTGAGAGATTTTTTATTGCCATATCTATGCCTCATTATAAGAATCAACTTTATTAATAGACGTTGTGACATCTCGATAAAAATCAGGTGCCATAAACTCATCAAGTCCAGAACTTGTATGTATTACTTCTGACTCACAATGTATTCCAACTTGTTCTCCACCATTTATAAACAATTCTTTTGTCGCATCAACTGTAAAATCTGCACTGGCAAGCATTTCAGTATCAGCACCAGATTTAGTAAAAATTTTCTTGTCAGCAACTATGTTTATGTTTCCACCAACCATTTTTTTGGTTTTGGGATCCAGTTTTTCTACTGCCCTTAATGAAATATTTCTAGCATTCAGTTCAATATCACTCATATCTGCTTGAATTTTTATTCTTCCATTCTTACAGTTTAATTTAATTGCGACATCACCATCACCCGCATCCTCTCCATTATTAATATCCATTAAATCACCAGAAAAGATTTCCATAGATCTTTTTGATAATATTTTTGCTGCTCCATTCTCATAGAAATGAATCATTTGTTCTCCTGGCACGGTTGTCAGTGCATACTCTGTTCTACCATGTTTTACACTTGGCCCTCCACCAGTTATCTCAAAAGTAGGATACTTCCTACGATAATACTTATCAAACTCTTGTCTAAAAGTTGGACTATTAATTATTTCTTTTATTTGATCTTCAGTCATTAGTATCCTCCATACCCTCCACCACCAGATGAACTGGTATCTGTTCCAGTTGATGTGTCAGTTGATGTGTCAGTTGATGTATCTGTAGTAGTGGTTGTATCCATCGGTGTAGTTGGAGTTGTTTGTTCTATTACAATGTTTGGAGTTGTATCTACAGGTGTTGGTGTCTCCACAACTTCCGTAGTTTCTGAGGTTGCGTAACTAGATGTTTGTGATATCACCGCAGGTTGTCCTAGACTCTCCTCCATTGTATCATAAATTATTGAATCTGACCCACTATGTGTTGCTCCTGTCATCTTTAATCCATTTGACATCACATGGTAAGGCCCAGAATACTCAACACCATTTACATATCCAACCACTTCTTTATTATCACCAATACAATCAATGACTTGTTCAATACCAATGAGAGGTATTGTTTTTCTTTCATCAGCACCAACATCCTCTTTAAGTTGACCCTTAAATGACATAATTGGAATTATATTTGCACCTACACCAGTTTTTGTATTTACAACTAACTCTGGAGCAGTTAAAAATTCTATGTTTATGTCATTTGGAAAATTAACAACAGCGATTGATCCACTTGGAGTTGTAACAATTGGAATACTTACATCATCATCGACACCAATAAATGATATTGTATCCTCTGGATCATAATTTATTCCAGGTCTTACAATATAAACATCCTTAACTATACCAACAACATTAGTTCCGACACCGACATTAGTTGTCGGATCCAATCCAACTGTATTTAAACAATAACCTGATCCAGTTGAAAGTATTACAGCATCAGTTATAACTCCGTCTTTAATAATTGGTATAACATTTGCACCAGATCCATTACCAGTATTATCAATGATTGATATACTTGTGTTTATTGGATCATAACCACTACCACCATTAATAACTTCAACAGAGAAAATTCTTCGATCATTTCCAACTACTATGAATAATTCTGCACCAGTTCCAGATCCTATGACTTGAACCTCTGGTGGAATACACTTAGGATAAATGTATCCTGGTTTAACTGGAATTACATCCTCTTGAGAAGTTGGATTATCATTTCTTCTATTACATGAATCAAATTGACTATTTCCTGCACCAAATAAAGATATCTGATCGATTGCTCTTTCGATTGAACCAGGAGTAGAACCTGCAGAAACTGGTGAATCATCATTACCAAAAAATCCTGTTATTCCTGCATCTATTCTAGTTCCAATACCTGCAAGTCCATCTTTTAATCCACCTAATGTTCCCACCTGATCCATGAATTTACCATAATTTTCTGCTCTTGTTGACTTTATTCCAACATTAGATACCCATGCTGATGGTGTTACACATTTTTCTTGATTACAATCTATGAATGCTAATATTTTTCTAGCAAATCCACCTACACTTCTTAAAACATTTTTAACAGAACTAAATCCACCTACTAACCAATTCAAACCACTCATTAATGTTCCAAGTGATCCCTCCAAACTATCAAAAAGTTTTGCGAATAAACCTGCTGTGAATTGTTCAATCGCACATGCTGCTCCATTTACAACTTTTCCAATCAAATTTTGAAACATATTACTAAGAAAATCACTAATACCACCAAGAGAATTCTCAAAAGCACAATAAAGTAGTCCCATTATTCCTTTAAATCCTTTCTTTAATTTTATTTCATCAAAGAAAGCATCAACCCCTTTCGCACCTGCTTTAATAGGGCCTAAAAGTTTTTTGAATTTTTTGTTTAAGTTTTTTAGAAGATTAGTTTTTATTGAATTTATAGTTCCTCTCATGATACCAGCAACTTGAGCTGTCACATATGACAACTCCGCTTGCATATTAACAACTGCGTTTGTTAAGGGGTCAATAAAATTACTTCCAATATTTTCAACACCTTGAAGTAATTGTATAAAATCAGTAACTGCCTGTTGAGTTCTTCCAATGGTAGTATCGGTACAAGTATTAAAAGCTATATCTGATCTAGTGGCATTACCCTCTGCTGTTGCTTGACCTTTGGAAATTTTTAAATTACCTTGACCATCATTAGGAACAACACAAATTTTCTTTCCACTTTGATCAATTGAACAAGAATCATCAGTACGGGCAGATGATCTTAGACTTGATTCAAATGGTAAGAACCCACTACTTGATACCTTATCAATCTCTGAATTTTTTATTACCTTTGGAACTTTATTAGTATCAGGAAGTAATCCCATGATAACAGGTTGTTGTGCATCATCACCATCTAAAAAGAAACCCATACAAGTTTCTCCTCCAGATAAAATCATATTTTCACCAAGACCATTTTGTCCAGATCCTGAATGAGTTGGTATCATTACATCTGCCCACGGTAAATCTTCGTCAGGAAGAATTACTCCCTCTCTATCAAAAGGATGATATCCAATAATACGAACCTTAACCCGATTGTGTACGAAATCACGTTGGGACTGGATTATATTAATGTCTCTCCAAGATTTTGGAGGAGCAACCTGACCAATCCACCAATTGAATCCGTCCTTTCCTACAAAATTTGTTTTACCTAAAGCAGCAAACTGATCAATCATTAGTCGTCATATACTAAACACTCTGGTTCATCAGGATGCATCTCACAGAATAATTCTAACACATTAGGATCGTGATGATCACCTGCCTCTATCTCATCATGGTGATGATCTGCATATACTTCGAGTTCATGTAACTCTTCAAGCATATGTCTCTTCATTGGTTCAGAAGTAGTTGGATCGGCAAGAACTTCCTTGTCGTGTTCGATGTGGTCTTCTATGCTTTTCATTTTTTTCCTCCATGTACAGTATGTACATTTATATTTATCCCTCTATTATACATCAAATTATTTAAATTGACTTCTCCTTAGTCTTATTTGTTTTTCTCTGTTGCTTTCATATGCTTTTTTCTGATTTTGAGATGAACCAACTTTTGCATAACCATAAGAATCCCTGACTAAATTAAGAGAAGTATAACTAGAGTTTGTTTGAAAATGATGATTCAATCTCACAATTAAATAGTTTCCACTTGCCTTTGCATCTTTTTCTGAGGATTGACCATCTTTTAATTCTGGGAAAACACAATTTATTAAGTCACCTACTTTAAGAGTTGTATTGCATGGAACTTGAATATCAACTGATTGAGAGAATAAAGCATTGTATCTAGATATTGATTTTGCCTGATCTGCTTCGTCTATTCCTGAAGTTTGAAATCCATCCGTTCCAATACCTAGTGTCCCATGATCAGACATTTTAAACATATACCTACTTGTTAAATTTTTTAATTGTTTATCTGTTCCTAAACCAGCAAGAACTCCAGCCTCAATGTTAATTAATGGAACAGGTAGTTTTGATCCATCCGCATCGTTTTCATTACCTAATTTATTTTCAACTTGTTCAAATAACTTATAATCATACTGAGATACTGCATGTGTTAAAGAATTAAAAAAGATAGTTTTATTTGAAAATTGCCCAACGGATAGTGCTTTACGAATATCTGATCCTCGATTTATATGAAAATAATTTATCTTAAAATTTTCTTCAAGTTTGTATAAATTACCAATCGAACCTGTTCCCTGATAAGTATAAGGGCCATGTATATCAATCCCTTGCTCTTTTAAATCTGAACTTTTATCATATCCTCTAGTCTTTGATACCAATCCCTCTATACTTCTAAATTGAAATCCATCTTGAGTTTCATAAAAAAAGTATCCTGCAGTTCCAACTGCCTTTGCTTTTTCTCCTTCTCCTGATACACCTTTCTTTTTTTCACCTGTGATTGACTTTGGACATAACCATTGAATGGTATAGAAAGGTTTTTTATTATTTCCAATAAAAGAATAGGTGTTTTTGGTTTCTTCTATCGTACCAATTCTGTCTTTCCTAACTTTCATTGATTTTTCTAATATATCTCTAACATGAGTGTGGACATTTGCTGGTTTATATCTCTTCATACATCTTGTCGTTTCATTTACAAAATACTCTAATGATGTAATTTTCAAAGTAAATGATTGTGCCTGTGATGGTTGATCAAAATTTTCCATCTTGTACACATATAACTCTCCAGATCCTGGTATGATTCCCTCATTTTTCGTTGTCCTTCCAAATTTAATTTTCCCAAAAGCAGTTTCTATTTCCATCGATATCATTTCACCACCACGAATTGGAAGATCGCTTACAAAATTATAAGATGATCTTATCTTCATATTCATTGTAATTGTTGGACTCAATATATTTTCAAAGTATTCAATATACTCTAGATGACCAGTTAAATCAATTGGTCTACCTCCAGTATTTTGTGACTGAATGTATACGTAATTATATTTGAGTGCCTGAGATGCTATTGCCATTATCGATCAAGTTTTTTTAAGAGAATGTTCTCACCTATATTTAATGGTTTAGTAGGAGGAATAACTACTTCATTATTACTTGTGGGAACTGGAACAGTGGTCTTGACTCCTTCTGTTTGATTATTAGTGGGAACTATTAAAATATTATTTCCACCATTTTGTTGTAATTGTTGCTTCTTCAATTCTAATATTTTTTGATTTCTTATAATTTCTTTTGCTCTTATTTTATCGTTACTTGATTCGCTTAAGAATAATTTCATTTGAGATGGATCATCTGGATGTATTAATTCATTATTAATTGCCACACCTAGATCATAGATACGAGTAATTATATTATCTTTAAAGTTTACGATATCTTTTCCCTCTCTATATCCTTCATATAAAGTTAATAAGAAAGATATACCACTAACAATTGGATGTTTAAAGAACATTCCTGCCTTTGTAAAGAATTTTCCTTTGGTTGGGATTCCCATTATGGTATCTCTAGTTACTTTTGACTTAAATATATTTGAAAGAAAACCTCTTTTATAAGGATTCTTACTCAACATAGGATTATCTACCACATTATATCTATTAAAAGGATCTGGTTTTGAAAAAGTGTTTACACCTGGTCTAGTTATTTTATTTGTAAATCTATCTTTTATTAATTTTCTCTGTGGTTTAAAATCTCTTATTTTTGTTCCAGATTGTTCTTCAACTAATTTTCTCACATCAGAACTTTCTATAGCTTGCCTCTCTATCAATTCAAGAGGATCAACTCTTTTTGAAATATCAAATAATTTTTTAGGTCGAATAACTCTTTTTGTTGATTTACTTTTTTTTAGTTCTTCATTAAGTTTTTTAGCATCTTTAATGTAATCTTGATTCGTATTGTTATTAATCCTTTTTTTAACTTTTTGATTTTTTATATATTGTTTGACTATCTTTTCCTGTGCTTTTATTTCTTCTGGTGTTGGATCGGGTATAGAAAATATTTGTTTTGTTTGCATTGGAGATCTGGAACCTCTTTTATAATCTCCTGTGCCTTTCTGTCCTTCTTCAATTTTCTTCTCAACTGTTTCTCCAACCTTTGACAGTACTCCTTTTTTTGTATAAAATTCTTTTGTTATAGTTCTACCTGATTTCCTAAGATCTGTTACTTTTGCAGAAGTTTCTCCAGAAAAAGTTCTTGTTCCTTTTGCTCCTCTAAATTGTTTCTTGTTAATTGTTGTTCTCGGAGTTTCTTTTGGTAAACTTTTTAACTGGGTACTTGGTTTATTTGATCTTCTACCAATCGCAAAACCAAAATCATCTCCAGATTCACCTTGCTTTCCCCTACCAAGAAGTGCACCAATACCTATTATTCCTAAACCAATTGCTCCTGTCTTTAAAATACTTTTAAGACGATCATCTTTTGGTTTTTCTATTCCCTCTAATTCTTTTGTTTGTTTTTTAATAAAATTTAAAAATTTATCAAAGTCAGATTTTTTCTGAAACTTTAATGATGATATGGATGATTTACCTATGACTGGTTTTAATTTTTCCATATCTAAACAATATTAAGATCTGCTTGATTAAATAATGCTTTGAAGTTATCATGATCAAAATTATCAAACAACTTCATGGAAGAACCACTTGTCAATCCTCCAGTATCATTTCTTGCTAGAGTATTATTTTTTTGATTATTCATTGGAAGCACTTGTACATTATTTCCACCACCGCCACCAGCAGCAGCAATTGTTTGATCATTACTCATTGATGAAACATTCTTTGATAATTTTTTAGGATTTGCGGTGATAGAACTTAAACTATTTAAAAAATCATCTTTCTTTTCTCCCTCAATACCACCTAAAGCATTACCATCAACCATATCAAGGTATCTGAGAGTGTCTAACGCTTGTCTTCTATCTGACTCTTTTATATTTTTATCATTCAAATCTCTACTATAAAATAATTTTGCTTTACCTATATCCTCTCGCATACCAAACTCTTTCAATGAAGACTCTATTGCTCTTAACTTATCCTCTGATGATAATTCCAAATAATTTTTACCAGTATATACAGATTCATCTGCTAAATTAGGTTCTAAAAATTTTCTAAAAGCGTTAGCTGCAAATGCTTTAAAATCAAGAGGCCCTTTAACTTCTCTCATAGGGAGACTCATCTCACCTGTTTCTAAAAATTTAATTCTAGATTTAATAGCATCTATGGTTCTCTTATCTGAATTAGTCTTACCTCTTTTTGTTTTTAAAATTGCTAATTGATCTTTTAGAGTACTAATTTCTTCTTGAGTCGCTTGAACAGTTGCGTTTTGTAAATTTAAAGGTTCTTTTTTTCTGGTAGTTAGTTCTTTAATCCTCTGATCAATATTTGATTCACTTACTTTCTCTATCTCTCTATACTCTCCAGATTGAAATCTATCAATTAATATATCATCAACTATTTCCGATATTGCTAATTTAAAACCAGATGCTTTATCCTTAAAAAAATCAATTATCTGATCTTTAAATGCAAATAGCACTGAACCTATACCACCAAGAGCAATCGATGCTAGTAATGTTTTAATAATTGGAGCACCCAATATTGAAAAAAGTCCAATTGCTCCTGCTGCTAAACCAATTATCTTACCTACAAATCCAAATACTCCCTCACCTTTAGTAACTGAATCTTTGAGTTCCTTTGCCATAGCAAAAGTAGAGACCATCGAATCTCTGATTGTCTTCATGCTTTTTTCTAAAACTTTAAATGTTTTTTTAGAACCAAAAAATTGAACATAGTTCATACCAAATCTTTGTTCTTTTGTTACATCTGGTGCTTTAGATATTGTGTTGGTTGACCTTTGAATATTTCGCACACCACCTCTAGCAGCAGTAACTATGCCTGTCGTTGCATTTCCTGTAATTCTTCTAGGTGTGATTGCTGGTCTAATCATTTACATTCCTGCTTGTTTTGCTCTCAAATTTTCTTCTTCAACATATTGATTTAATAATCCAACATAGATGTCTCTCTCCCAAGGCATCATATTTTCAATTTCGGTTAAAGAATATTTATGGTGTTGTATCAAGGCAAAGTTAAGTTTAAAGTATGACTCAAGATCTATATGAGCCATAACTATCCGAAAAAACTCGTTATACCCTCCAACGTAACATCACTTTCAATTTTTGTTTTAGGATTTGTAACCTTAATTGTATGAGATAATTTAGGCATCGTCTCAAAGAAAGTTTCAACTTGCTTAAATTGATTTGAATTTAAGGTCTCTAACCATTCATTCAATTCTTTTTTTGTACAATCAGATGCTGCCCAAGATTCATCCACATTATATACAACATCAATACAAGAAGAAATAATATCTAAAGATGCGTCGAATGTAATATTTTCTGCATTACTAACATCAAAATTGTTTTGAACAAATTGACTCAATGATGGGTATTTCATTCTTAAAGTTAAATTTTCATCTAACTTAATATCACAATTGTGTTTTTCATTTTTTTGAACTTGTATTTCATCAATAAAAATTTGAGCATCCACTTGTGTTTCACCATCATCAGGACAAGTGACGATTACATCTACAGACTCACCCACAGACTTCCCTCTTATGTTTAAGAAAATAAATTCAATGTCAAATGTGGGAAGTTCATCAACTTTAATTCCTCTTGTTAATATGCAAGACTTCAAAGTTGATTTAATTGCATTTGTAATCTGCTTCGAGTCTTGACTCTCTAATGCAAGAATTAAAATTTTCTCCTCTCTTACAAGGAATGGTCTATATTTTATTGTTTTTCCCGTTGATGGCAAAACCAACTCATGTGTCGGGGTTGATATTTTTGGTAAAGGCATAATATTATATTCAGTATTGTATATAGCAGGGTTTTAGTAAGGATTATAATAGTTGTAATTGTTGGAACCAGATGAACTTGAACCATCAGATTCAGAACTAGAAGAACTTTCTGTGCTAGAAGTGGTTTCTCCAGAGGAATCAGTAGTTGTAGTCGTTGTTGTGGTTTCAGTTGTGGTTGTTCCACCTCCACTGGACTCAGTTGTTTGAGTTGTTTGAGATGTTCCCTGACCTGCAGTAGTTTGTGTTTCTGTAGCGGGATTTGTTTCTGTGACTGGATCACCGACAATCACACTATCAGGTAAACTCTCTGCAACAGTATCGTATATTATAGCATGTGGGTAAGGAGCATGTCTTTCACCAACCATCTTCACACCCATATGTTCATGGAATGGCCCATAATATGGTTCACCACTTACATATCCAACTGGTTTTGTTGGGTTAGGGTCAGATGAACTAGGTGCTATCTCTCTTCCAACTGCTCTTGGTCTAAGGGGATTTACCTGAACTTGTTGATTACTATTTGAAAGTTTTTCTCTAATTGATTGTTGTACATTACCATGCTTTTCAATCGTGTGTCTTAGATAAGTAAAGGCAACCGTGACTTGTAAAAATGTACTTCCCTCATAAGACATTTGAACAGCATTAAGATTAACTGGAAAAGTATCAATAAAATGATATGTCAATAAAGGCATATTTTTGAATGTATTATTCTTATCATTTGGATTTTTTAGAAAATCTCTTTCAAATTTGGTAATCTGTATTTTTCTTCGGTAGTCATCTGGATATCTAAATCTTGAATATGTATTTCGATCTTGATATGCGTTTAACTGACTTGACACACCTCCATCATATCTACCAACTGTTCCATCATAAACTGGATTAATATAATTCATCCATTCTTCAAACATACGCAATACATTATAATCATTATCAATATAAAAAGTTAAATCAAATTCATTATAGATTCTTCTTGATGCAAATCTCTCTGTCATTCCCTGACGACTTCCCATCTCTTCTGAAATATTAAAGTTAGAACCAGGCAAAGATGCTTGTGAACACAAGAAATCATACTTCTGACTTGTGGAATTTGTATCAACAAACAAACCACAGTTAGTTAAATATTCATATAGTCCTACATTCTCTCCAACCTGACTTCTACGAACAAGATCTAATGATACCTTGAATTGAGTTGATATCGCAAGTTTTGAAAATATTGGACTCGCATTTGGTATGCTGAGATACAGATCTTCCGATTTTATTGCCATCTAAATAGTTTTTAAATTGATCCTGATAATATATGTATGTCATATAAAGGAAAA